ACTTCTGCTGGCGGGGTTGGAACAACTGTTGGAAGCATCACAGTAGGTACATCATCAACCGCCTACAACACCAGCTCCGACTACCGTCTGAAGCAAGACATCGCGCCCATGACCGGGGCACTTGCCAAGGTCGCTGCGCTTAGGCCAGTGACCTACAAGTGGAAGCTAGACGGCTCTGCCAGTGAGGGCTTCATTGCTCATGAGCTTGCGGCAGTTGTACCGCAGTGCGTGACAGGCGAGAAAGATGCGATGCGAACCGAGCAATACCAAGTCGGTACGCAGAAAGTCACCAAGACGCGCCAGGTAACTGACCTTCGCATTGAAGAGCGCGAGGAGATTGTGCTGGTAGACGGCAAGCGCGTCCTGCGCATGGTCGAGCATGAAGTCTCTGTGCCACTGTTTGAGGAAGTTCCGCTCTACAACGAAGACGGTTCTGTTGCGACAGTCACTGTCCAAGCTGTGCTTGACGAAGAAGGCAATGTTGTCACGCCTGAGACTACTGTGCCACGGACTATGCAAGTGCCCGTGATGCAAGAGTACGAAGAAGATGAGCCAGTGATGGGTGAGCGTGTAGTGCCTGACTACCAAGGCATTGACACATCATTCTTGGTGGCCACGTTGACGGCTGCAATCCAAGAGCTGAAGGCTGAGTTCGACGCTTATAAGGCATCGCATCCTTAAGCATAAGTACAGAACCCAGTAGGCCCGTCTGGGCCTTTCAGAGTATCGAAAGGAATCCCAAATGGGCAAGCCAAGAGAGATAGCCAGGTTGCCGAATGCACCAGCCTTCAGCGCTGGTAGATCCACAAACCAGAGCATTACTGCTGGACAGTGGACAAAGGTGCAGTGCCAGACCGAGGAGTTCGACACCGCCTCGGCCTACGACAACGCGACCAACTATCGATTCACGCCGCAGGTCGCTGGTTACTACCAGGTCTCAGGTGCTGTGTATGCAACCGGCACCAACCTGACCCAGGTGCAGGCGAGGATCTACAAGAACGGTAGCGCCGACAAACTAGGCACGCCGACTTCTACGGGTGCTCTTAATGAGATCGGATCTTCGGTGAGCGCATTGGTCTATCTGAACGGCACCACCGACTACGTCGAATTGTTTGGATACGTGTCTGGTACGTCGCCAGTGTTTACAGGCAATGTTGCTCTGACGTATTTCCAAGCGTGCCTGGTTCGTGCCGCGTGAGGTGAAACATGGATCCTGGAGAGATTGATCCCGTTCGCTACGGCGTGCTGTGGGAGCGTGTCCAGCAGATGGACAAGAAGATCGACAAGATGGAGAAGCAAATCGAGCAGCTGCTTGAGCTGGCCAACAAATCCAAGGGCGGGCTGTGGGCTGGCATGGCCATCGCCTCTGCCATCGGTGGTGCTGTCACCTGGATCGTGAGTCACTTCAAGGGGGGATGACATGATCGATCCAATCACCGCGCTTGCCGCTATCTCATCTGCTGTTCAGCTTGTCAAGAAAGCAGCGGCGACTGTTGACGATGTCGCTTCGCTTGGGCCTGTGCTGGGCAAGTATTTCGATGCCAAGGCTCAAGCAATCGAGGTGATTGAGAAGTCAAAGGACGGGGACTTCAAAGGCTCTGCACTTGGCAAGGCGCTTGAGTTGGAGATGGCCATCGAGCAGGCGCGGGAGTTTGAGCAGCAGATCAAGATGCTGTTCTTTCAGTCCAACAAGATGGATGTCTGGCAGCGCATCGCAGCCCGCGCCCAACAGATTGAGGCTGATGCAGCGCACGCGGCACGAAGACGCAAGGAGGCCGCAAAGAAAAAGCAGCAGGATGATGAGAACTTCATGTGGATCGCGTTGGGAGCATTCGCTTTCACGTTCATCATTGGCTTCACAGTTTTGATCATCATCGAGTTTTCTCCGAAATGACCAGGTCAGAATTGGAGATCATCATCAAGCGCCGGGCCGCGATCACGGTGACCGTGTTCGCCGCGCTGCTGGCCATCAACACCATGCTGGGCAACAGCAACTCGGGCCGAGTGCTGACCAATACCATCTCGGCCAACAACATGTGGGCCTGGTATCAGGCCAAGAACGTGCGCTCTGTGATTTACGAAACCAGCGGCAAGGATGCCGATGCGGCCAGGATGAAGGCCGACATGGAAGAGATCATGGGCAAGGCCAAGACGATGGAGGCCGAGCGTGACAAGGCCAAGGAGCGCAGCCCCTACTACACCTATGGCGGGTCAGCGCTGCAGCTTGGGATTGTTCTATCCACGGCGGCCATCCTGGCCGTGACCATGCCGCTGTTCTGGGCAAGCGTAGCTGTGGGCTGTGTTGGTTCTGCCCTGATGGCCTTCGGGTACTTTGGAGTTTGAGATGTTGACCCTTCTTTCAACCGTTGTCTCTTTCCTGATGGGAGGTCTGCCCAAGATCCTCGACTTCTTCCAAGACCGCAGCGACAAGAAGCATGAGCTGGAGCTGGCCAAGATGCAGACCGAGCGCGAGCTGCAGATGCTCGAGCGCGGGTACGCTGCCCAGGCCAAGGTCGAGGAGATCAGGCTCGACCAGATCCAGGCCCAGGCTGATAGCCAGATGCAGCAGACCCTGGTGCAGGCGCAACAGGCAGAGATGCAGGCCATCTACGCGCACGACATGAGCCTGAACGAAGGCACCAGCACCTGGATGAAGAACCTGCGGGCCAGCGTGCGGCCCGTCATCACCTACGGGTTTTTCTTCCTGCTGGTGTTCATTGATGTCGGCCTGTTCATCTACGGCTGGAACCGTGGCGTGGACTTCAAGCAGCTGGCTGACATGCTGTGGGATGCAGAGACTGCAACCCTGTTCGCCTCGATCATCGCCTTCCACTTTGGCGGCAGAGCCTTTGGTAAATGATCAGCGACACCTGCTTGAAGATGATCAAGCACCATGAGGGGGTGCGGGTCAAACCTTACCGCTGCCCAGCATTCTTGTGGACGGTCGGCGTGGGCCATGTCATTGACCAGACCCACATCAAGGTGCCGCTTGATGAGCGCAAGACCTTGCCAATACCCGCTGGTTGGGATCGCACCCTGAGCATGGATGAAGTCAATGCGATACTTGCAAAAGACCTTGAGAGCTTTGAGCGCGGTGTACTGCGACTTGCTCCTAATCTTGCTGGCCGTCAAGGTGCTTTCGATGCTTGCGTCAGCTTCAGCTTCAACGTAGGCCTGGGCAACTTCCAGCGCAGCACCATCCGCATGAAGATCCAGCGCGGCGAGTGGGAGGAGGCTGCAGATGCTTTCCTCCAATGGACAAAGGCCGGTGGCAAAGAGCTTCCCGGCCTTGTCAAACGCCGCAAGGATGAGCGGGCGCTCTTCCTGTCTACTGGGCAGCCCCCAGCGCATTGAGCCGCTTGCTGTAGGCGGCGGTGTGCCTCACCCTGGCCACCGGATCAACCCGCTTCATGGTCGCATCGTTGACCTCCCGCAGCTCGCGCAGCTTGGTCATCCGATCACGCGCCGCGACCTTACCGGCTCTGGCCACCTTGTCGGCCATCACTTCGTAGGCGTCCTGCCATTCCTCGAGTGATTCATGGATGCTGGCAGGCTCATCCTTGCCGGGCACCAGCAGCGCAAAGCCCACCGTGGCCGGCACCTCGGGCGGCTCGACGATCTCCTCGACCTCGACCACCTCAAGCCCAGCCTCCTCGGCCTGCTGCTGCAGCACCTCCACCGGCACAGGCGGCGGCTCGACCGTGTCGGCCATGGCCTCGCTGATCAGCACCGGGTCGGTGGTTTCAATGGGCATGACCTTGGCCGGCGGCAGCGCGTCCAGCGGGTTGCGCGGTGCGCTCTTGACCTGCATCTGCGCGGCCTCTGAGGGGAAGTCCTGGGCCTCCTCGGCGGTGATCAGACCCTTGAGGACATCAGGGAAGGCATCGCGCAGGGCAAAGCCCCTGGCCCGCATCTGGAGCATGCGCTTGGGGTAGGCCTGCCACGGCCCCTGCTTACCCCACAGGCCAGCCCGCTTGGCATCCTCGACGCTGAACCTGGCGATCACTGGGTTGCGGCCCTTGCGGCGGGCGATGCAGACGGCCACCGGGTTGCTGGTGCCCTCGCCTTCGATGCTCTCATCAATCCCATCGCAGACCGGGCTGGCCTGCACCAGGGCCATGGCTGCGTCACCGTACACGCTGGGCTTGCCGTTGATGACCGAGATGTTCTGCAGCGCCTGGAGCGGTGCCAGGCCGATCTCATAGCCCCACTGGACGGCGACCATGATGTCTTCTGGCTTGCCCTGGTAGGCGCGGGGAACCATCTGGGACTTGGACAGCATCTCGCTGAACTGGATGGCTTCGGTGATGGTGGCAGGGGCGAATCCCTGGCGGGTGGTGGTCAGTTGCAT